NTTGGTGTAGAATCTGTAGTTTCTACATATATACCAGCAAAATGATCTACCATATCCCAATGTACACCATCTGCTGTATCTCCAATATCGAAAAGTTTTGGAATTGTAACTGCTGCTGCTGCTGAAATTGCTGCTGTACCAATAGTTCCAGTAAATGTAATACCTGTAGTAACTGCTCCAATGTCTATAGCTGTAGTTACATGGCTGTCTCCAAAATCTATTCCTATATCAAAGTCTATACCTGCTAATATAGCTGTATTCATAAAGAATATTCCTACACTAGATCCACTAATTGCTCCACCTTCATAAGGTTCATGTAATACAATAGCATGATAGTTTCCTGTAAGAGCACTTGATCCTTTATAAGTTACAAGTAAACCAGCTATACCATAATTAGTTCCATCTCCAGCAGCTACAGTATCAGTACTTGTTTCTGTTCTTACTTCTAAACCGATTCCACCATAAGATTGTGTATATTCTAAATAGTATCCAGAAAATGTATATTCTCCTTTCAACTGACAGTTAATGTAAGCTCCATGACATACTCCACTAACATTGTTATGTCCATAAACTTGTATCCTAGCTCCTCTAACATCAGCGTTACGTCTATTAGTAGCTACAGCATAATCATAATCTACTTTACATAAAACATCTAATGCGTGTATATTCCTACCTGTAGTAACATTAGCTGCATTAGCTCCTATATAAGTATATATTTGAAAAGCTACAACATCTGTACTATCATTATAACACCTATCCGCTAAATCATAATTATAAATGCCTAGAATAGCTTTCTCCTGTGCCATGTTTAATGGATCACATGATAAGTATTCCTTTTGAGGCATCTTAAGGGTAAACCCTCTCTGATCTAGACCTCTTCCAGTAAATAATGGACAAGGTGCTCTTGTCGTAGCTTGTGTTATTGATCCCATTTTTAATTTTCACCTCTTTTACATTTATTTTACTTCTATTATTACAAGAAGATCCCCTAAGCGTCAATATATAGGGGATTAGAGAAGTTATTAGCTTCTCTTAATGTTATTTACTTAAGGTCGGTAAGCTTACCGTGCGTATTGAACCTGTAGGCTCTAAGTTCCAGTGAAGTCTCATACATTCCTTTATATGAGAAGTATCCTGTAGTCAAGAAGTCCTTTCCTGCTCCTGTCTCACTATATACTGTTGGTTTAGCTATAGCAGCCTTTAGAAAGTCTGTATCCAAGTAGTATATAGATTCAATAGTATCATGATCTGGACAATGTTGACTAGTAAGTATTGGTATACCATGATATGTAGCTACCATGAATCCGGCCTCTACACCTGGAGCAAGTCCTTTAACTCCACCAAATGTAGGCACTATTCTAGCAGTATTCATAAAGCGTCTTTCAGCTTCAAGTAGCTGTTGCCATCTCATAAGTGATTCTGTACCTGTAAGGAGTACCTTAGGTTGTCCACCAGCATCCCATACAGTCTGTAATACAGTATCAATCAATGTCAATGTAAGATCCCTATCTGTAGAATCATTATGATTCACTTGAGAATCCCAAGTAGTAGCAGAGTTCAAGTTATAACCTGAGCTATACATATTACTCTCTGCATCCGAAATATCGGAGTTATTCTGAATTTCAGATTGAGAACTTACAATCCTATCTATAGATTCGATATCATTACTAGCTGCGCTTGTTTCCATCCTTAGCCCTAGCTGATAGTTAATACAGAAAGCATGGTCTTTACCAGTTTGCTCTCTATATACAGGTAGCAATTCAATAGCATCATCTACAGAGCTTAGGAATTGTGTCATTTCACCTATATCAAACATATGTGCCATTGATTTAGGCAATGCATACATCTGATAGAAGGTTATTGATTGAGCTGTTGGTAGTGAAGCTTGACTAGTAGTAGCAATTCCACCTGAAGTAGAATGTGCTCTAGTAGTGATTATTCTCCAACCTGATTTACTCCAAGGTTCTTTAGGTAGTATAGCGAATATGTTAGCTTCCTCATTTAACCATGACCAAGCTTTAGCACCAAATAGAGGCTCCCAAAATGTACCTGATCCATAAGTTCCAGCAGTAAATATACCAGCTTTCTTAATGGCTTTAGTAGGGTAATACTTAGCCATCAATTCTTCGATTGACATTTCTACCTAGCTCCTCTCTTCTGCGCTTCAGCATTGACATCGCCCCAACTCATCTTAGAGATAGCATCATAATCAAGAACATTCTCTATATCCTTAGGGACTTTGCTTTTCTTCTCTGGAAGTGTAGCAAATCGCTTTTCAATGGCCTTAGTAACTGCTAGTTCAATGGCTTCATTAATCTTTTTCTCATCCACTTTTTCCTCTTCCTTTGGAGGTTCTTCCTCTTCCTCTTCCTCTTGTTTTTCTTCTTCTTTGGGAGGCTCTTCCTCTTCTTCCTCTTCTTGCTTCTCTTCTTCTTTTGGAGGTTCTTCTTCCTCTTCTTCTTCCTGTTTAGCAACAGAGGCTTTATAGGATTCGGCTAGATTATTAAAGCTATCAGCCATTTTCTCAAATTGAGCACCTAGCTTTACAGCCCATTGAGGCGTAATCTCTTCAGACTTCTCTACTTCTTTCTCTTCTTTAGCCTTAGGTTCTGATTTCTCAGACATTTTTAATCTTTCCTTATTTGTTTATGTTATATTACTTCCTTACGGAAAGTAAGCTTAATCCCTTATCTAGCTTATCTATTAAGGGTTTATTGATAGTTATATTTACTGGACATCCACACTTAGCGAAATCTTTTTCTAGATCATCTAATTTCTCTGTCTCTCTCTGTATAGTAGCACAGTAAGCAGCAGGATCATTTTTATCTTGATTCTCCCTTTCACACTCAGCGAAATCTTTATATCCTGCAAATGGCTTTCCTATCATTCTCTTTAGTATGGTATCCAATTTCTCTATATCAAATTCTATTTTAATTATCTTAACCTTCTCTTTCTTAACTGCTCTCTTTATAATCTTAAATATTGATGGTTGATTAGCTGGTCTATCTACTACAGCTATTTCATGTAATTCCATCCTTTCTATCCTAGTGAAGCATGTGCCTTCACATACTCTTTTAGATGCTAGTGCTTCTCCACCTATACTAAACCCTGTAAGCACTCCATCATTTATTAGCTTCCATGTTTGAGGCCCTTTCTGTATGTCTTTTCTCACTTCAGCTACTATAAATAATCCGTTCTCATCTACTCCGCTTTTCCATACTTGTCCTGCTTCATCTATATACTCATCTAGCACTTTAATAATAGGTATGTTACTATGCATCAGTGATCCAAAGTAAAAGTCTTTATTCTTTCTAAAGTTCTCCCATGCTTCCTTAATTACTGGTATGGGTATTAATTCATCTTGACTATCTATTACATCTACTGAAGCATATCCAACTATAATCCATCTATTAGATTCTTCAAATTTCTTAGCTATTGGAAATGTCATATTCCAATATGAATCTTCAATTGGATTAGGCAAACTATTTAAAAGTTCCTGAACTATAGGATGCCTATAAATCTCTTCTCTTTCCAATTTAAATACACACTTTAATTAATATATTAAGAGGATTTGGAGAATGGATAGGTGTCTGGATTTTCCTCCATTCTCCCATAATAAACTAGTACATCCTCTATGTACTCATCTACATTATATATGATATAATATTGTTTTATATACTTTACCGTAACAATGTGCAAATAGTAACATTTATATATTATGATATACTTTAAGTATATTAGGGAGTCCTTTTGGGGAAAGTTAAACGTCTTTTAGAAATGGATGAAGAAGCGTGGAAGCTCCTTAAATCTTATGCAGCATATATAAATAAAATTCAAGGTGAAGCTGCTGAAGTTATTATACTCGAACGTCTTTCTAAATTAAAGGAGGTATTAGAAAATGTCTAGTCCACCTTCTAAGAAAAAGGAAATTATCAAGCATCTTAGATTTGAATTAACAGTAAAGGAACATCAAGCTTTTTATTATGTAGGTCAAGAGCTTCTTAAAATTAAGAAGAAGCATGATATACTTAAGGAAATGATTAGACTTATTAAGGAGAGATATAATGAAACCTAATGAATATTTTGGTACTGATAAAGAAGCTATTAATGAACAGATTTTTGATTGGTCTAAGTTTGAAAGTACTAAAAATTTCCCTATCTCTAATAATCTACTTGATTGGGTTATAGGGCAAGAAAAGGCTCTTAAAGAATGTCACTTATGTCTAGATGAATGGTTATATAAACTTAAAGATTTAGAAGAACGTAAATGGTATAAGCCCTGGCTTAAACCCAATAATCCTAAACCTGTTGCTAAAGGTGCTCTCCCACCTGGACCTTATCTTTTCCTACTAGGTGATCCTGGTACAGGTAAATCTCTTATAGGTAAAGCTCTAGCTGAATGGCTCACTAATCTATATAAGGAACATAATATATCACTACATGATGTTCTAGCATGGAGAAATAAGATTATCCCCTCTAAACCTAGAATTAGTATACATGAAGCTGGAAAGAGTAAAAATATTATACGTAAAACATCACTTAAGAATAGAAAATGGAATTGGATAAAGAAATGGGGATTTCGTGCTTTATGCGGAGCACTTACTGGAGCCGGATTCTTAATCCTTGGTGTATGTGTCTCTAATATTATTCATTATATGAATTTGGGTTTATCCTTTACAACTGCACTATTATATAATGTCCAACTATTAGGTATTGGAGGTGCTCTAGCTACTAGTGGACTATTAATCTTTATACTTGCTAGATTTACAGGTAATATGGGAGGCAATCAACAGAAAGATATTGGAGATG